ATGTTTGGGGCGGGGGGCGCGGGGCACGGCGCGGCTTCATTAACTGTTTTAATGGCGCAACGTCGGCCAGCTAGCGGGCATAAGAAAACCCGCCGGTTGTTACCACCGGCGGGCGCGTTGTTGGCTTGTGCGGGGCTTATTCGGCTATTCGATATCCATTGTTAACGTCGCACTAGACAAAACTTCTTTGATGGCGGCTTTCAAATCATCCGACCGGCTTTCCTCATCAAGCCCCTCAGGCAACCGATCGTCGATCATATCCCCAATTTCATATTCATAGTCCCGAATGTTAAATTCATTCAGAGCGGTTTCAACAAGGTCACCGACACGGCTATCAATAACGGCCTCCATTTTGTCACCAATGACGCCCATAATAACGTCGCCCAACTGGTCAAGTTGTTCGGCTTTCAATTGATCACGTCGGCGGAAGTGCTCAAGCTGGCTTTCCAAATTGACAATTTGTTGATCGCGGGGATCGAGAGTTTCAGCCGGTATAAAGTTTGGATTTTCCATTTTTACTATTTCCCGTAATAAATGCGGCCAGCCTATCCGGCCACTTATGAGAGAATATGCGACAACGTCGGCCAGCCTGTCAAATAAAAAAAACCCCGCCGGATCAGGGCGGGGTAATGGGGCAATGCGGGGCGGGTTATTCTTTCCCGATATCTCCGGCAACGTGCTGGCGCAATATTGCGCCGGTTGGGAGTGTTTTAACAAACGCCCGCAACCGTTCGCCGTCGGTTTGAGATTGCGCCTGTTTAGCGGTGTTCTGCCAATGAATGTTGACGTTGCCGCCGTCGGCATAACACCCGCCGCGCTGACCGGTGTTGATTTTCTTCTTGCCCGAACCGTGCGCGGTAAACGTGATAATATAATCACGATCAGGGCGGGCACAAAGCGGCAAGCCGTCGCCGCAATTGTTGCACGTCACCGCGCTATTATATTCGGCGGGGCAACGCACCAACCGAACGTCGGCCAATTTATCCCATTTGCCATTTGCAAAAAAGTTTTCAGGGGTGACGGTCACAACCGGAACGCCCCAGCATAACGCCGAATAGGCGTCCATTAAACCGTCGGCACTGTAATTAATAACGGTTTTACCGGCGGCCAATTTATGCGCCCAAAACAGCGGATCAAAATGGGAATAGGTAAAAGAGACACCGCGACGGGGCACGGTGGAAGAAACCGCGTCCAGATAGGCTTCGTCTATTTCGGCGCAACCGCGCCCGCTTGGATTTAATGAGCAGCTAGCGGGGCACGTTGCAAACTTGTCACCGGTTCCGGCGCGATAGGTAACGGCGCAACCGGCGGTTTTATTCGCTTGTGATAGTTTAACTGTTTTCAACATGGTAAAACCCTTTCCAGAAAATTTAAAACTTTCCGCTTTATCTCATATATTCCCATATATGGCAAGCCCTAACAAAAAGCCCCGCTTTTTAGGGCGGGGCTTATCGGGGAAAAGTGTTTTATATTATGCTGCAACCGCGACGCGTTGCCAGTCGGCGGGGCGCATGTTTAAGAGTTGACCGCCGCGTTGTTGCCACAAATCGACGTCGTCGGCGTCGGCCTTGTGTGATACCGCCGTCACGGCGTTAATCAGGGTGGCGCGTGATAGCGGCTTGTCGCGCTCATATCCTGACTGGCCTATCGTGTCCAAAAGCCCGTTCATAACATCGCTTGTTTCAGATTTGGTTAATTTCATAACCGCGCCCAAATTTGCAACAATGTCGGTTTTGTCGATTGCGTCACCGTCGATCACGTCGGCGGCGGCGGCTTTCATACCGTCAAGAATAGCGTCAAAACTTTCACGGCTTGAATAGACGCCCACAAGGTCTCGAATTTTTAAACCTAGCGCGGCATTATCAGCGTCTTTTGCTTCGTCGGAAAGCAAGCCCCAATCGTCGGCATCACGGCCGCTGGTAATATGGCTTGACCGCGTTTTGTTTTGGGTTTGCATACCATTGAGACAAGCCAACGTCCAAGCCACCTGATACACCGACACCGAACCCGCGCCAACTTCGCTGTTTTGCAAGCCAATACCATTAGCCATAACGTCACCAACGCCCGCACCCTCACCAGTATGGACAAGGGATTTTAGGCGCAAATAAAGCCGTTTGTCGGTGACGGTTGCATTGACAACCTGAAAGCGGGCGTCGCTTTCCATCAATTGCGGCAAGGCATCATTTAACAAATTGACGTGATCGTAGGTTTTAAACTTATCCGATACAAAAGCCCGCAACGTGCCAATGCCGCCGTCGGTCAAGGCCAACCCGTCATGCGCCCGCAACATACGAACCGACGGTTCTTTTTGCCAGATAGCATTTAACAGCCCGTCGAATTGATCAGAATAGCCAGCCTGCAACCGGCGGGCGGTTCTAACGTCAATGCCCGCATGGCTGGCAATCTGACCAAACGCAACGTCATTAACATTTAGAACGCGTGTTGGCTCGCCGCCCCGCTGTTCAATGACGATTTGGGGTTCACCCTGATCACTGGTGGTTTTCTGCAAATCATGCGTCGGGGCAATATAATCTGATTTTCTCGCCGCATCGTCGCGAACTTTTTCTAGCAAACGTGTCAGGGTGTTTTGTGAATTTTCGATAGTATGTGTCATTTTTCTATTTCCCGTAGAAGTTAAAAAACCGGCGGGCAATATTGCGCCGCCGGTGTTGTTGTCTCATAAAAGCCCATACTAGTCAAGCTTGAATTTTTTAAAATTTCTATCGCCGTCTACGTTTCACATATCGCGTCCGCTTTTGCGAATATTTTTCCCAGTCTTTCCCGTAAAGCAAACGGCCGATAATACTGAATATAAACATTAAGCTTTTTCTCCTTTCTCATAATATTCTTCCCATGTTTCATCAGACAGAAACCAATCGGCAGTGATTTCTTTATCATCACGACGGCGCAGTTTCCAAACCACCTGCTCAACATTAGACAACGCCCCGCATATTTCGGGCAGATCGTTCTGGTAGGCCAGATCATACAAGGCTACCAGATCAATATGGATTTTTCGTTTGACATCAATCATCGTCCATCTCCGCTTGCGTGTAATAGCAATAGAACTGACACTTGGGGCATTGCTCCGGCAGCGGCGCGATATGCTCTTCCGTGTGCTTGCAATTCAAGCATTCCATCAAGGTTTTAGTCATCACTGTCCCCCTCAAAAGCTTTAGGCGTTCTATCGTATTTGACTTCTTCATCAGCATAAATTTCAGTGAAGACACGCTTGGCTTTTAGCTCATCATAGGTGGCCTTGGTCACTTCATAATGACTGCCCGCCCCATAAGCCATTTCAAAATGGTTCCAATACATACCTTCACGCAACCCCTCAGAATCCAATTCGGATTCTTCCGCGCCATACCACTCTTTGGCAAGCTGTTCCATCAACGGATTGGCATCACCAGCGGTTGCGAACAAGAAAGATTTCTCAACCTCAAACTCACCATATTGCTCGTCAAGATTTCCAATATAATATTTCATCGTTTAAAACTCCCGTATTAATTAACGATGCCTATACATATGGGATTATCTAGGACATATCAAGTCTAAAATCATATCCCAGTTAAATTTACCTATTTGGTGGTGTATTGGCTCGACGGCTTGCAGCCCGTCCATTTTTAAATCAACGGCGGCTGCGGCCGGATACAAAAACAATTCCGGATCATCTGTCGGCTTGTTCTGTTTTTTGATCAGTATCCAAGAAGGGCTATGCTGATGGCGGGAAAGCCACGCCACTTGCGACGGCTGCAAGGTCACCCCGTTGCTGGTCAAAAACTTTAACTCAACAAAACAGAACGTGCCGCTTTCATCACACAAGAGAACGTCCGGAATACCCGCACCGATTGAATTTTCAATCCGCGTCAGCAATAGTTTCCGGCTCGATCTCTGCGCTGCTTCCTTCATCTGTTTGTAAAAGCCTGCCTCTCGCTTTACCGCGATTGCTGGCATTCGTTGTTTCTTCGGGAGTGATGTTGATCGTGACTGGGGCATAACTTTGTTTGATTTCCTCTAAAGCTTTCATCACGTCTTCTTTGCTCATGCTGTCAATTGAGCCGTGACGGATTTCTGATTTGCTAACGTAGATATCTCCTTGGGCTTGCCCCCGTCTATACTCCGCCTGCACGGCTGCGCTATATGCGCCGTTCTGTAACGCCACGTCGCGAATGGTTTGCAAATCTCTTAAATGCCTTTGATATGTCACCCCATACTTTTCGTCTAACTCGCGCCGATAAGATTGTATAGCGGCGACAACATGGGGTGATATATGCTGGTTAGTTAACTCATATGCCCGCGAATGGGCGGACGTAGCGGCATACCCCGCATTAATCGCTGCCTCCCGCAAAGTTATTTGGCCGTCTTTGCTCACCAGTTCTTTTACAAAAAGTTCTTGTTTGCGTGTCAAAGGCTGTTCGACAGTCGCAGGCGGTCTGCCTCGCGTTTCACGGGGCTTGCCGGTCACTTTACTTGCTGCTTTTCTTGCCATAAGGATTTCACCGTTAATTAGGTCACATCCCATAGTTATAACAAGAACCTCCTATATAGAACAGAAATTATTTCTATATTTTTTTTCAATTTTGACCGCTTATCCGCGAGACCTATTAAAGAGGTAACTTTTTTGTAAATCATCCGTGTTACCTTTCGTGTTACCTCTTTTTTGTTGTCTACTATACGTTACAGAGCAGGGTAACACCGGTAACACCGGTAACACCCTGTTTTATGTTTTTTTTGGGTTCTTTAATTTTGAGTGCCCTATAGTGTATACCGTTACTTAACCAGCCACGGACACTTCCCCGCCCGCCAATCTTCTA